TCATCAATACTTTCAAGTTTTGTCTTAGGTTTTTGTTTTTTGGGTAATTTAATTGGTTTTGCATCTGTATTTTTTTTAGGAAGTGAGTTCATAATACCAGCATCCCCATCCCAGGCAAATTTATCTGGGTGTTTTTTAATATCATTTGTAACTTTTTCTGCCTTTTTTTCTATTTTACTAATCCACTTAGGATCAGTTGACATTTTACCATCTAGACTGTCATAATCCAGTAATGCACTGTCATAGTCATTAAGGATTTCTGTGTAAGGTTTGTTCAACTTATCTCCAAAATCCCTTAAACCCGGAAGTAACGGGGATACATAACTTCCTCTTGAGGAATTAGTCGATGTAATTTCGTTTAATATTTTTTTAATAATTTTATTTATCATGAAAAAATAATACCTATACTTATAAATATCACAAATCTTTAAAAATATGGAAAACTCAAATAATTTGTATGGAAATCTATTCGGAACGATAAATATACTTGATGAAAATCATTTGGAATTAATTTTAACCTCAATGGATGAGGGTCATGCCATCTATTATTTAGTTGAGGCAATTAAAGCCGCCCACAAACGTGGTTCATTTACAATAGGAGAGTCTGAAGTTTTATCGAAGGCGATAAGGGTCATATCCAAAACCCCTGAAGAATAACTTCTATAAATTAAAAAAGGTCAGACGAATCTGACCTTTTCTTTTATTTAACCTTTAATTGATTATCTCAATTCTTGTAAGTCAAATGTACGTACACCATCAACTGTGATACGTCCGTAGAAACGGTTATTAACCATTTTCTTAGCGTATCGTGTCATAATACCTTTAATAGGTGTAAAGTTGAATGGGTTGTACATTGTAGGTGTCAATTGTAGAGGTACATACGGTGCGTAGATGTAACCAGTGTCTAACAATGATGTTCCTTTGTGTCCAATCAAAACTTGGTTTGGTGGGAAGTAAGGATCACGGTAAACTTGGTAACGTCCTGCTAAAGTACCTACTCTTTCGATACCCATGTTATATTGATCTTGCTCAGGTGAAGCGTTAGATACGTGGAAGTACTCCAAATCATCAAAAATTGCGGAAACCTCAGATGATACAACGATCCAGTTAGCACCACCACGAAGAGTTGACTTGTGGATTTGTGCGGACAACTGGTTGATTGCTGTGATCAAAGTTTGGTTCCAGTCTTTTTGAGTGTAAGAAGTTGTTTGAGAAATTCTTCTCCATCCGTTGTAATCCCAACGTAAGTTCCAAGCCGCACCTTTACGAAGGTCACGTAGAATTTCACGATCGATTTCAGCCGCCACTTGTTCAGACAACAATGCTGTAAGTTCAGCCTCTGCGTCGATGTTGTGGAATGCTGCAACGTCTTGTGCTAATTCAGGAGACCATTGTGCTCTTAGTTTTCTTTCAGACACAGAAACAGTTACTGATTCTAAGTCAAAAGATACTTCACCAATTTTGTCTTCGAATTCTAATTCTTCATAACGTCTCCAAACAGCGGTAAACGATGTTGCAGATGCTGCAGAATAGATAGTAGTACCTGTGTAACCATCCAAAGATGTTGAGTTACAATCAGCACAAACTGGACAAGATAAGTCAACTTCTAAATAGATACAACCTTCTGGGTCACAGATGTTGTCAAAAGAACCACCGTTTCCTGTAGTAGGCCACGTAGTTTGAGAAGTTTTAGAGTTAGGATTAACGATTCCTTTACCGTATTGTTGAGTAACAACTCTAAACAATAATGGAACTGGAGCCGCTTGTGTACCTAATACATTACAAGGTGTTGTAGATGCGGAAATAGTTGGTTGGTTTGCAAAGATTTTAAGATCTGAAAGGAAAGTTTCAGAATCAACTTCAGCACCATCTGGACCTACTAATTTACCCCATCCAATGTAAGAATTCCATCCACAAAGTTTCATGATGATTTTTCGGTAATTACCTTCTGATGTAATTTGAAAATCAACCAAGTTACCGTTAGACCATTGTAACATGGATGTGTTTTGTGTTACAGCAGACCAACGACCTTTAGAATAGTCGAATAATCCTGGAGGATCTAATCCTGCTTCAGAACCTTCATAAAACAAGTCATAAAGATTTTTTGAGTAAGTAGGATTGTATGTTCCGTTACCACTGTCATATCCTGCGTTAGGATTACCAGGATAGTTACCAGGTGCACCTACAGGAGAATAATGGTCTCCAGAGTTTGACGGATATGCTCCTGTGTAAGTACCACCAGAATATCCTTGGATTTTAGGTACAAAATAGAACAATTTACCAATTGGTAAGTTCATTGCTTGTACTGATACGATGTCATTTGCCAACAATTTAGAGAAAACTCGACGAATGATTGGGAAAACAACAGTTTCGAACGCTCCGTTAGAACCTTCAGAAGTTGCTTCGTTGATCAAATGTGACGCTTGGTTTTCATATAATTGTGCGACGTTTTCTTTTAGATGACCTCTAAGACCATCAAGGAATCCTAAACGATCCCATTTGTTAATTGTGTCTTCTTTGATAACTTTAAGGTGTTTAAGACCGATGTTACCAACAAGACCTGATTCTAATAATGCTCCCATTTTTAATTTTTTTTAGGCTTTATTTAGTTTTATGTATATAATAAATATACGAGTTTTTAAAAAAGTTTATTTTTTATAGTTTTTTCATCAAATCCTTCATTCGTAAAAATTGAGGATTCTCATAAGTTTTTGATTCAATCAAGTTTGCTGCTGATCCTGTAGAAGGAGTTTTATTAACAGTTCTTTCGACTGATTCGTTTATTTTTGTTTTAGACTCGTTGATAGTTGGTGTTGTGTCTAACTCTGATTTGATTGTACGATAAAGATTTTTAGATTCTTTCAACGACTCAACAGAATCAAATCTTTTTAAGATATTGATTTTTTCTTGTTTAGTTGTAGAATGTTCTGTAAACAATCTTGTCGCATATGCCAAATTCGAATTAAATACTGCAACTTCATTGAGTTTTTCTCTAAATACATTCAAGGCATTTCTATATTCCTCATTTTTAGTTCTAAGAAGGTCAAGTTCTTCAGTACTTTCTTTACGTAATCTTCGAGGTGCGGCTTTTGGTTTAGGAAGTCCTTCCCGTCCCCAATATTTACCAGCCCCTAAAGTACGAGAAGATTCTTTAGTTTCTCTTTTTTTCGGCTTTTCAGAATATCCTTCCATGTTAACCTCATCATCATAATCCATTTTCTTCGGAACTCTACCAGTATACTTGGTTGCGTCTCCTTGTTTCATTTTTGTATCGAAACCTTTAGAATTTGTTTCCTTATCCTTAGGATATTTAAATTTATTTGGGTTACCCATTCCGGTACCTTTAGCCTTAAAGGATTTTGCCTCCATCATTCTATCAGAAAATTTAGTTTCGGCGTCTAATTCAAAATCATCCATTTCTAACATTTCATCGAAGTCCATTTTAGACATTCTTGACATTCCTTTGGATTCATAATCTTTATAATGTCCGCCTTTACCATATTTTCCTCCACCTACATCACCCATTTTGTGACCATCTCTTCTATGGAAATTGTGTTTGTTTCCTCCGAACATTTCATCTTCATTTTGTTCTCCGTAATTTTCATCACCAAAAGTAATTTCATACTCGGTTTCTTTGCTTCCGTCTCCCATAAGTTCTTTTAGATAGTTTATTTCATCAGTGTCATCATCGTCAGATTCACTGTATTCACCTTCTGGATAATTATCGATATCTGATTCATTCATAGTGATAATGTATTCAGTATCATTTTCGGTGTCTTTTAAATTCACAGATCTTTTCCCGTCGGGAGTTTCACTGCTAATTACTTCGACTGTGTCTCCTGGTTGTAACTTTTTGAACACGTTTACCACAGCATCCATACTCTCTGGGTCATCTCCAAATGGACTTACATCCAAGACTTCCTCATCATCGAAGTCTTCTTCATTATCCGGCATGTCGTTAAAATCTAGATCATCTGCCGGCATATCGATAATCTCTTCTTCATCTTCGTCTTCGTTTAGAGATTCTTTTACTAAAGATTTGATTTCATCCCTCATTGTAGAGGCAAGTATTCCTTTTGCATTTTCTTGTACAGACTCCTCCAAGTTACGTAACTGGAAAAGAGCCTCTTCAACCGTTTGGTTTTTTTTATTCATTATTGTATTTTAATTTACATATAAATATGTTGATTTTGTAAAAATTCATTTTTTTTTAAAATAAATAAAAAAAGGTGAGAATTTTGTTCCCACCTTTTACCAAACTAATTAAATTTTTTTATTCAATTACTTCATCAATTTTGCTTTCTACAATTGATGTGATTCTCCATTCTTGTGTGTAGTTTTCATAGATTTTAGTAATCTTTGCTTCCACGTCAGTTGGAGAAAATGCTTTGACTAATTTTTCTTCTTTTAATTTTTTAACTCTTCCTGAATTTTCATCAACCATATCTGTTGATATTTTACACACAAAATACTTTTCATTCATAATTTTATTTTTTAAATTTACTTAAATATAAAAATAAAAAAATTACTTATCAAGATATGCGGATAATTTATCCATTAAATTTTTTGATTTATCAATTGACGAAGGTTCTGAAATCGATGACCGTTCTTTAGACATCTTTTTTTCTTCCTCTAAATTTTCCTCAAAATTAAATCTATCTTTAGGATCTAAAAAAAGATATGCCCCCGGAGTGGATGGGGACGAAACCAAGTCAAAACAAATCAACTCAAAATCTTTTTGTACTTCATTTTGTTCACCAACCTTTTTTAAAGATCCTACACCACGAGAAGAAATACCTAGTGTTACTCCTTGTCTAAGATAGTTTGCCGCCAAATCACCCTTAGTGGAAACAATTCCCCTTTCGTGAAATCCAGGACTCGTTAGTAATTTTAATTTACCTAAAAGAACTGGTCCTTCCCACCAAACTTCTGTTATCAGATGTGATGCTCTATCCAAATCTATTAGTGACGACTCAGGGTGATTCAACTCCGATAAAGATGTACCCTTTACAATCATTTTTTTATAATTTTCAACTTCCCGTTTTAAAACATCCTCAGGATATATCCTACCGTTTCGGTTTGGGGTATCATACTTTTGAAGTACGGCATAAAACTCAAATGGTTTTGAATAGTCCAAAAAGTTTTTATTTTCTTTTAAAATTTCTAAATTTCTAGATTCTCTTGGGTTGATATATCCGGCATCATACTCAATAAGAATACCCTTACCTGTATCTCTTGGTCCCAAAATTTTTAAATTATCCATGGAATAGTTTTTTTAATAAATACTATACACTTTGAAATTCTACTTTTTTTGTGTTTTGGTGTCCTGATTTTGTTAAAAAAAAGTTGAAATAATTATTTTTATAAATTATATCTCTATATATCGAACTGATTATACTCTTAACAGATTTTTTCAATTCTTTTGATTTGAAATCTATTTGAGTATTAATGAAAAAATTCATTTCTAAATTCATAAATGATTTTTTATTTATGTTTAACCCACTTGTTCTAAGATCCATATCAACAATATATTTTTTATCAAAAATTGAATTATCAATTGAATCGTAGACGGAATGTTTTATTGACCTGGACATGTTTGAAACCACACTAGTCCAATTTTCCATTTCATATTTGGGTTCAACCCATGTTTGTAAATTTACGTATATGGATTTTAATTCTTTCGAATCTACCGTGCCATATACGATTTTTGAATCCTTAAAACCTTCCAGTTTTGAAGTTTTTCCTTTTTTCATAAATAATTTTCATCATTGAATGTTTATTTTTTTCAAAAAATACACAATTTTTATGTATATATCAATAAAACAACATGATAATTGTGAAAATAAAAAAGGGTGGAAGTATCGAAAAAGGATTAAAAGACCTTAAAACAAAAGTTATTAAGACTAAACAAAGTTCAGAACTTATGGAAAGAAAAACCTACCAAAAAAAATCAGTTAAAAGAAGAAATCAAATTAATAAAGCCAAACACGTACAAAAATTAAAACTTAAAGATTAAGTTTTAATTGATTTAATTTATAGTAGTCCAACTTATTATAACTAACTGTTTTAACTTTTTCTACCGTCTCGTTTAATTTAATTTTTGTGACTTCATCAGTTTCACTGTCTAACAAAGTATCTAATTTTTCCAAAACATCTTCTTTTATAATTTCAAATCTCACTTTTAAATCTTTATCTGACTTGGACAAAATTTTGTTCAATTCATTTTGTTCCATTTCATTAAGAGAAGAAATATAAGTTTTAACAGTTTTGTTTGCAACGTCAACCATTTCATTTAAAGAGGCTTTAATAAATGGTTGAGGTTTTTCCGAATCTTTCATTAAACACTCTGAAATTTGTTTTCTACTAATAACGTTATTGACCATGTCGGTCACATTTTTAGAAAATAAATTGTCTAAGTTAGAATATCTATTATTACTTTTCTGTGAACCAACCCACAATTTAATTTCATTAATTTGTTCGGTTGATATTTTATTAATTAAATTTTCGTAAAGAGTCACTGATTGATTAATTAAATCATTTGCCAATTCTTTAGAGAGACCTTTATTTGATGAAAGTTCTTCATAAAGATAATATAGTTTAGATAAGTTTTTGTTTTTTAAAATCAATTCATCAAAAACAAACATATCTCTCTTGAACGTGTCATTTTTATATGACTCAATTAACAGATCCTCTATCTTAGTTTTTAAAATACCAAATTTCATAATAGTTTTTTATTATAAATATTATCTGTTTAGTAATTTTGATAATTCCTCTTCAATTATCCCCAAACCTTTTCCCGCCTTTGATAAATCTACAAACGATTCACCCAGAATTTCATCACTTTCTAAAAGTATTTTTAAATTATCTTTTTTTTC